TAGAAGAAATGAATAAGCTACTCGCTGAGAAGGTTTCGATTAAGGCAGAAAAAATTAAATCAGAATCATTAAGTAAAGTGGAGATTAGTCCATCCGACTTACTGGCTCTGGAATGGATAGTTGACGAATAAAGGAATAAAGGAATATTATGGCTATAGATAAATGGAGTGCCAACGAAGGTACTAATGTTGGTCTTGGGCAAGTTGGATCTATCTTCACGGATGGGACTACCGATTACAACAATCAAGATATTGTTGCGGTGCAATTTGTTACAGACGGAACATTCACAAAACTCGAACCCAAGTCTGTTGAGTACATGGGTACAAGCACAGGATCGGTAACACCCAATGGTGTTGCGATTGATAACGGTAACACTTTCCCAACTGGTATGGTCATATTCGGTCATTGGGGCCGAGTACAGTTGGCTACCGGGACAGCAATTCTGTATTTAGGTGGTTACAATTCTTAGGTTTGGATTTGCCCTTGGGGTCACTTTAGCGGCACAGATAGAGCAAGTTAAGGACTTGCTATTTGGAAATTTTCACACGGAAGATGCGAACAATCTGGTCGCAGAAGATGGTGGATACTTGATACTTTAAAATTTATCGATAAACGATAAGAACAGGAGAATTTTATGGCTGATGTAAAGATTAGCGAATTAACCGCACTAACATCGGCAAATGTAGATGCATCGGGAGATGTACTTGCAGTTGTTGACACGAGTGCGACTGCAACACGAAAGATAACAGTTGAAAATTTGTTATCACCTATTACTATAAACAAAGCGACTGATGTCATTACTGATCTTGGCACAGTATCTGGTGCTACCTCTATTACCTCTACCGCATTTGTTGGCCCACTTACTGGAGATGTAACTGGTAATGTGAGTGGGACTGCACCCGCTGGTACATTAACAGGCTCTACTTTGGCAAGTGGAGTAACTGCAAGTTCACTTACTTCAGTAGGTACTCTTACTGCACTAACTGGTGGCACAGGAGATTTTAACTGGGATAGTAATACTTTAGTAGTTGATTCTTCTGAATCACGGGTCGGCATTGGAGTTGCGGCGCCGAATAGTCTTTTGCATCTTGAAAGACCAGCAAATGATGTTGGTGGGGCAAAATTAACGATTGATAACCCACATACTGGCGATTCTGATTATGGTTCTACTATAGCGTTCCAAGCAGGAACTGGAGTTAATGGAACTACAGATACTAACATTGGAAACATAACTTGTTGGAAAATAAATAATTCTGATGGCTCGAAGATGCGTTTTCAGACGCAGCCTTCTGGTTTTGGAGGTGGAGCGACGGCATTAACTATCGATGCAAGCCAAGATGTCACATTTACAGGCAATGTCGGCATTGGGGTGAGTCCAGCACATAATTTACATATCAGGGATGATTCTTCAGACCCGAACATTATGGTTCATACTGAAAACGCATCTCTTGACCCATACTTACAATTACATACAGGGTCTAAAGTATGGTCAATAGTCTCAGATAATAGCGATAGTGATAGTCTTAAAATTCTTTCTGGTGGGACTGGAACGATAGCGAGCGATACTGCCCATATAACAATAGCAGAATCAGCAGGCGATGTAACAATAGGCACAGGCAACCTCGTCATCGGTACTGCGGGAAAAGGTATTAGTTTTTCATCTACAAATACTCCTGTTCAAAGTTCTGGGACTGGTACTTCTAATCTCCTCGATGATTATGAAGAAGGGACTTGGACACCTACGATGACATCAGCTGCTGGAACTGTTACGGTAGCAAGCGTAACTGCGGCAACATATACTAAAATAGGTAGGATTGTATGCGTTAGAGCAAGAATTGATTATAGCACTGATGCAAGTGTAAGTACATCGGTAATCACTTTTGGTGGATTACCATTTACGATAAAAAATGATGGAGGTTATTCTGGAGCAAGATTGACTATAAATAATCAAAACACAGCCCACAATTATGATGGTAGTATGTTTGGAACACCTAATACAACTACTATATCATACCAAAGTAGGTCTACAAGTATGTCAAGTCAAACAGGTGCTTGGCTTGGGATTGATATGACATATGTAACTTGATTAAAAGTATTAATGTAAATAATTCAAGTTCAATCGGATGATTGAAATGGAACGAATAACAATAAGGAATAAAAAATGGTTTTAACAAAAGAAATAAAATGCGACAAGATTGAAATTGTCGGTGATTACAAAGCGGTACAATGCCGTCAAGCAACCATAATTAGTGAAGATGGAAAAGAACTTTCAAGAAGTTTTAATCGTCATGTATTACAACCAGATTCAGATATTAGTGGTGAATCACAAGAGGTTCAAGATGTCTGTAATGCGGTTTGGACGGATGAAGTGAAAGAAGCTTGGGCTGAATTTCAAGAAAGTAATGAATAACCTACAAAACTACAATACTACGCAGAGTGCATCAAGTGAGTAGTATACTACGCAATGCTTAAAGCAATAGGATACTTCGCCATTGGTCTATTCGCTGGGCTTACAGTCGCTGAATTGATGAAGGATGCAAAGCCCATAGAAAAGATAGCTATCTATGATGGGTATATAGTGAGGTACGATTATCCTTACTATTACAGATATAGAAATGATAGCAGAATGATATATGGTTACAGACCTTTAGAAGTTCGCCAATATACGCCAGTTAGAGGTGGAAGTGGTGGTGGCGGTAGTGGTGGCGGTGAAGAGGTTAGTGGTACTACCCAGACGGGAACTGTGAGAAAAGATATATCTGATAGAAAGAAAACTTGGGGGAATAAATATTGATGTTAGAATTTACAATCATCCTTTTTTGGACTACCCTTTTGATAGGGTCGGTTACATTAATCGCTAACTATTATGATAAAAAGCGATTATAATCGCTAATTATTATGATAAATAAGATGAAAATTAAATGAATTATGAAATGCTAACTGAACTGAGTGCAACGGCATTAGTCTTTGTACTTCTGTATATGTTATTCAAATATCTCACAAAAGATTTAAGTGGGGAATTGGCAAAGCAATATGACATCATTGTCAAATTGATAGATAAAGTGAATGAATTAAAAAGCACAATAGACTCGAAATGGAAGGAATCGTGAAAGTGGCAGAATATAGAGATGAGGTTTTACAGATTCTAACGAAAGTGGATACAAGGCAAGAAGAAATATTTCATAGGGTTGGTAGGATTGAAAAACATCTTGACAGATTAAATGGCAAGGTGGCTGAAAATGAAAAGGCATTGATTGTCGTTAAAACTTGGGGGATGGTAGCGCTGGTTACTGTCCCATTATTGGTAAATGTTGTAATGAGGATAATACTATGAGTGAAACATGGATGTATGTAGCTGGCGGTCTGGTTGTGGCTGTTGGGGGATGGTATGTGCCATTTTTAAGGGCAATTTATGTGGCTGGATTCAAAGCTATGTTATCAGAAGCGGTACTGAAAAAGGTATTCATTTCTGTAGCAGAAAAGTTAGTCAAATCATCTAAAAATAAACTGGACGATATCTGGTTTGCCCAGATGAAAAAGAATCTATAAAACATGGTCAATATAGGTCAGATGCGCTCATTAATTGAGCGCACTTGTCTTGGACTTGGTGAAAAGTATGGATCTAAATCAGCGATCGATTTAGTTCTTATCACCGGGATCGTAGAATCGCGGTACGAGTACTTGCGCCAGATGGGTGACGGCCCCGCATTTTCTTTCTTCCAAGTAGAGAAATCGAGTTGCATAGACAATCTTGTCCACTATCTCAAGCATCGCCCTAAACTAATGGCTAAATGCGCCGAAGCAACCTTGGTAGATCTAAAGCATTGGCAGAACTACGACGAAAATCTATGGGCCAGAATACTCGAATCAAATATAGCCGCCGGGATTGTTCATTGTAGAATTAAGTATTATCGTGTACCGAAGCGTTTACCATCCAGTATCGAAGGGATGAGTATCTATTATAAGAAATATTATAATACTGAACTTGGCAAAGCAGACCCAGAAGACTTCATTCAAGCCGCTAAAAAGTGGATACTTTGAACCAACTTTAATAATTTATAATTCATTATATTCTCATAGTAACTGGCACAAATAAAGGATATTTATGTCTGAAATAAGATCCTGTCCAGCTTGTTACTCAACTTATCTTATAAAAAAGGGCTTCAAGGGCGATAAACAGAATTGGCTCTGTAATAGATGCGGCCGCAAAACGATATATCCACTTCTCTTAGATAGTAAGATAGTCACAGAGAATGTGCGATTGGCAAAGCAAAAGCAAAGCCTTCAAGATCGCAATGTGGCAGAACGGAAATCATTCCGTGAACACGCCCGAATCGAAAACGCAATTATTGAGTACCATAAGGCGTTGATTCGATCATTGGATGAGTACAATAAGTCCTCAATAACCAAATCACATAAATCAACCAAGGCATCTGCTGTTGGATTAATACAGTTTAGTGATGTGCATTTCAACGAATTGGTTAGCCCTACCCCGTCCATAAATAATAAATATGATTTTGAAATTGCATCAGCCAGGTGTCGCAAATATGTATTGAGAGCAACGCAATATTTCAAACTGTTCAATGTTAAAAACATTGTTCTGGCTATGACGGGTGACATGATCAACTCCGACCGAAGATTATCCGAACTATTAAACATGGCCACAAACAGATCACAGGCCACCGTTCTTGCTGTAGATATTATGAGTCATGTGATTATGGAGTTAAATAAAGAGTTTAATGTTTCCGTTACTTGCGTTAGTGGTAATGAATCCCGCGTAAACCAGATCCATGAAACAGATGAAATCATGGCAACTGATAATTATGATTGGACAATCTTTAACTTTCTGGAACATATTTTCAAGGGTGCAAAGGGAGTTGAATTTATGCGTGGCGCGGCGCGTGAGAATATAGTGTCGTGTAATGGACAGAATGTATTGGTTCTACACGGTGAATCTATCCCTAAATCCGGGGTTGAACGCCGGGTACAGCAAATAATTGGTAAGTGGAACAATAAGGGGATCTCAATTGATTTCGTTATCTTCGGCCATTTACATAGCGCAAGGGTTGGGGATACATATGCCAGATCATCTTCATTGGTTGGTACTAACTCCTATTCTGATGATAATCTTCAATTGATATCCAGAGCCAGCCAGAACATTCACATCTTTCATTCCGACAAAAGTAGAGATTCGATCAAGATAGATTTACAGGATACGGCTGGTATAGAGGGATATAACATCGATAAAAGTTTAGCCGCTTACAATGCAAAGTCAGCCGGGAAAAACAAGAAGGTGACCGTGATACACAAGGTGGTTGTGTAAAATTGTAAACCAATTAACCAATAAGTGAAGGACACCTATGGAAGATACTTTAAGTAATCAACTCACAAAGTTATTTGCAGATATTGAAAAATTACAATTGCTGGGACAACAACTGTCATTGCATATGTGGATTGAAGATGCCACCGATGACACTACGGCTTTATTTACTGACCTAATGATGTTGATCCAGGGTATCCAAATGCCGGAAATGGATTTTATTTTCGAGGATTTTAATGAAATGATAATGAATAAAGAAGAAATGCCGAGCGCGTAATGTCAACTTTTTACTCAAAATTTTGCAATATCACGACCGATCTATATCAGATCGAAAGTCAGATAGACAATTTTCAGCCGAAGCGTGATTTATACAACGGCTCTTTTGTTGTAGATAGCGGAAGTAGATATATCTATAAAGGTTCTGGTTATGTTAAAAATTTATATGTGGATGGCCAAGATTTAGAAACCTTGGTGCAGACACAAGCATCGGACTGCGATTCTGATTTAAAGTGGTGGTATGACTCTGAAACCGATAGTACATACCTATACCTATCTGATGACAATCCTACCGCCAGAGTTATACAGGCTGGTGAAGATTGGGAAGATTATAAGAATTCCGTTGCCAATCAACAGGCAGACCGAATGCATGGATTTTTAAATCGGCCATTATATAAGCGAACCGGGACGGGAGAGCAAGGATCCACGAGTAGGGATTGGGATTGGATTTTGATTTATTCCAATGCGGCCTTAACCGTTGCCGAGATTATAAGGCCATTTGATCCAGAACGCGCAGATGCAATAGAACAAAGAATTATAGACCGTGAGAACGGTATGGGTTTACTTGATAGACTCAAATCTGGACAGTATAAACTGTGGTCGGAAATAAGCCAATCTGAGCGCGAAGCCAGAGTTATGGAAGTTTCTGTCAACAGTTCCAGTACTGGGACGATCATTGATACACGCGGCCGTGCAAGTGGCGTAATATGGGATTCAGTTGCGGTTATTATCACCAATGGCGGGACAGTAACGCGGGGGACGGCCAATAATGGTGGGAGTGCTGTGACTTACTCAGTCTACACCAAGGGCGAGTATGGTCTGGGTACAGAGTTAGCCCTTGAGGATGAGGAAATTAATTTAGATTACCAGACTTGTGCGTATGGCGTAAAAATTAGGTGGTCACCGGGATCGTTTACGCTTGATGATCAGTTTGCACTTGAGATCTCATCTGATGCAGTCGATAGACCGTCGGGTTTCCGGGTTGCTCAAATGATTAGAACTTAATGGCCATAACCTACACCAACAGGATAAAGGAGAATGTAGTTGATTCTCTGGAAGCTATAGTAAAAGCTGAGTTTCCAACTACCCCAATTGTGTATGGTAAAGATTTACCCATACAGGGATCCCAATGGTTTAGGCTGATTCCTACATCTGATGTATCGGAATCATTTGCTTCCGATGGAGAAACCAGAAGATATGCCGTCCAATTAAGGTATTTAGTGATGATTGGTGGCCGGGATGCGAAAAATACACATTTTACGAGATTGTCATCCATGGCTGAACATATTAAAAGGCTGCTGGCGAACAATAGAAATTATTCTCCGAGCGGTACATACAAGTATCACGATCTGGTATGTATGGCTGTCATTTACGATGCAGATTTATTGGATGATGAGGATGTCGGAGATTTATCGGCAATATCTTGGGAAATAGAAGTATCTGTAGGAGAAACATTCTAATGAAATACAAAGCAAAAAAAGAATTACCAATGACTGGATCTTACTGTGGTCTGGATGAAATGGTTTGGAGCCAGTTAAACTCTGGTGAAACAGTAGAACTTGAGGAAGTTCCGGCATTAGCTGAAGAATACCTTGAAGAAGTAAAAAATAAAAAAAAGACTAAAGGAGACAAGAAATGAGTCAAGCCGCACATTATTCTCCGTCAGAATTCCGTTTTGGATTCTTGCCGGAAGAAACAATTGGCACAGCACTCGTCCCAGCAAGTGGTAAGAACTTACAACTTATCAATGTGGATAATATATCCGCTCCTTCGCTAAATACAGAGATCGTATCCGATGTTAGATCCGGCGCTGGCCGTACAGCCAAAACAGCCGATTTGTATGTCAATAGTACTTTGATGAAGAGGGAGATCTCCTTTAGCGGAACAGCAGATTATAATTCATTGCCGGAACTGTTAAGTGCAGTAATGGGGGTTGCTGAAGATGCCGATAACTTTAAAATATTAGTGAGTCACACCCCACTATTCGATATGAAAACGGATGTTCAAAGAACCGATGATGGAACCGTCGCAACCTATTCATCAGCATGGGCCGCGGCACTTGCAATCAATGCGGGTACGCATACGGTTTACATCTGGAGTCCAGTATCTAACAAAAGTATGCAGTTCAAGGGATGCGTATTGCAGTCCTTAACCATATCGTCTGATATGGGAACTGAATCTGGGCGTTTTAAGGTAGAAGGCAGTTGGGTTACGGGTTATGATGCAGACTTAACCGTTGCCGCACCAGGCAGTTCTTTTGTAACTGCTTATTCGAGTAATAACTATTACTTGACAGATATTGATACGCATACCATTGCTGGTGTTTCAGATCCGGTGATACAGTCATTCTCCATGACTATTGAAAATCCAACTGAATACCTTGGGTTCGTAGGCACATCTGAAGTTAAGCCGGAGATTATCTCACGGGCAGTTCCAGAGATTAGTGCCAATTGGGAATCCACATTCAAGTACGATACTGATAGTGCCGGATTATTTGAGACATATGAAGCCGGGACTAATGTGGCATTAACAACATCTGACAGTTCAAATGCCAAAATTGGGTTTACCTCTGCCAATAATGTGATCACATCCGTTGGGTTTGCAGAAAACGCCGCACAGTATGTTACTGTGGGTGCAAAAGTTATGTCTGGTGCAAGTGGCAGTATGTTAGAAGTGATAGCAAAGGATGCATAAAATTGAAAATAGAAACGAAACACGGCAACTACGATGTTGCGGAGATTACCTACGGTAAACAAAGGGAACTCCACCGGGCCGAACTCAAGGCCATTAATGTCGATACTGGGAAGTTAGATGTAGATCGTTGGATGGATCTTCTTGACCTCGTAGCCATAATGGCTTTTGGGTCTGAAGAAGAAAGTGAAAAACAGTTAGGCGGGTTAAAGCAAGAAGAAATTGATCTTGTTTTGTCCGATATCCAAACTGCTTATCAGAATCCACCAAAAAAAATGAAAGGCGGCTGAGATTACTTTGTTGGTTCGTCCACATGGGATTCGCGGAATCCCAGTTCCCCGCGAATCTAACTAAAGGATCATACCGCGCTCAGTCGCCGACTCTTAGAAAGAAAATCGAGTACAACGAAGAAGAAATCTGGGAAGAACTTGAAAGGATATGTGCTGAAGATGAAGAGAATAAATATACAGATGGACAGCAGATGTATTTCAATCATTTCCATTTCGTCAATTCTCTTTACTTTAGGGATTTAGAACTTGAAAGTATTATAAATGAATATTATTACTGTACCAGACTTAATGTGCCGCCGGGTCGTGATCTCGATTCCACCAGCGCACATCGTCTGCAATGCTTTTCAATTATCCATACCGAAATGACAGCAATAGAATCAAAGAAACAAATCGATGCCCGTAAATAAAACAGTCATTAAAATTGTCGTAGAAGGTACACCTACCGCTAAACAACAGCTTGATCAATTAAAGAACGCCACCGATAAAGTTAACAAAGCTGGTAAAAATTATTCAAAAGGCGCAAAGAATATGCGCGGTGTTACAAAGGGTATGCAACGCGAAGTAGGCCGCCTTAGAAACATCATGCTTTTATATAGCTTCGCAATTGGTGGCACTATAGCGGCTATTAAAAAATTGGTTAATATTTATCGCGTTCAGCTTGAATCCGAAGCCAAGATTCAAAGAGGTATGAAAAATGTAGCAGATGCTACGGACGGTGCGGCCGACCGTTTAATTGCATTAGCGGGCGCATATCAACAAATCACTACATTCGGCGATGAAGCGATTATATCAGCCCAAGCCATGTTGTCTACATTCCAACTAAACGAAAAAGCAATTGCAGAATTAACCCCAAGAATCTTAGATATGGCCGCCGCTACGGGGCAAGACCTTCAGTCTGCGGCTATAATGGTTGGTAAAGCATTCACAGGCCAAGCATCGGCAATGAGTCGGGCTGGTGTTGTGATTGATGAATTTGGCTTACAATCGGCAAGATCGAAAGGGCCAACCGAGGAATTTAGTTACCTTGTTGGGGAACTGGATAAAAACTTTGAGGGGTTTGCCCAAGCACTCGCAGATACAGATATCGGCAAACTTGATCAATTAAGAAACAAGATAAGTGACCTAAATGAAGAGACAGGAAAAGTAGCGCTTCCAATTTTAGTAAATTGGAATAATCTGTTATTTAAGGGGACAAAAATACTATCGGGTTCAAGTATTTGGTGGGAAACATACTTAAAATCAGTTGGCACTTTTACCGAAAAGAAAAATGCGGCGACTATCGCCATGCGCGAATGGCTTAAAGTTGTAGAGGAATCCAATAAGAAACCAGATGAATCTGAAACAAAAGGCCCAGAAGCGGCAGTAGTAATCGGTTTAAAAGAAAAACTGAGACTATTGAGGGAAGAACTTGGTGTTCGGAAACTTCTAAACCTTTCTACATCTGAAAATTATATCTTTAATAAAGCAATGACGGATGATGAAATATCGTCATTGGTGAATCGTAATACATTAGAAAAACAGTTGTCTGATACCCGCATGGAACTATCTATCCAAGAGCGTGAAATTCGATTGGCGGGTGCGAATGTAACGACCGAACAACAAGAGAAATACTTAAAATTAAGATTTAAAGAAGTCGCACTTGATGAGCAGATAAAACAAGCAAAAGTCAAGGCAACAGGGGCCATGATTGGTAGTTTCGCCGCTTTAAATGAAGCCGCTGGCGGGAATGCGAAAGTTGGTGCAAAGATGGCACAGGCTTCCGCTATTATTAATATGTATGCTGGCGCAAATAAAGCGTTAGAACAGGGCGGTTTTCTTGGTATCGCTATGGCGGCCAGCGTAATTGCTTCGGGTATGGCCAATGTTATAAACATTGAAAAACAGATGTCACAAATGAATAAAGCGGCAACTGGAGCCAGTTTTATAACGGACGGCCCACAGATGATGTTAGTCGGGGAAAGTGGCCGTGAATCTGTAAATGTCGTACCACTTGAAGGCCCAAATATTGCTGGGCCGCAAACATCCCCTGTTAGTATAAATATCACAGGAAATGTCTTATCGAATGAATTTGTTATGGATGAAGTAATTCCGGCCATCAAACAAGCGGCCACGATGAACCTTGCATAATGTTAACTTATCCAAGTAATTATGAAAGCGCACTCCAAAGTCCGTTTGAAGAGAACTGGTTGTTCCAGCTTCATTCTGACGATACAGGCTCTAACTTTATTGGCCTGTCATTCTCCGATACAACGGTTAGTTCTGTATTCTATTATGGTGCTGTATTAAGTAAACCTTCTATCCGCGAATCAATCGACCTTCAGAAGTCGGCCGCCAAGACAACCAATCTTTCTATAACGATCCCAAATTTCAATTATAATGGCTCCGACATATCCACAGAATTATTAAATACAGGCGGGTCAACACACTACTTAAACCAACCCTTTAAGATCTACTCGCAACTGAATGGCGCATCATCTCTGAGTGACTGTTTACAAGTGTTTAATGGCCGTTTAAGATACATTTCAATGTCTGGTGATCAGATCCAATTCCAGATTGTGTCAGAGCGGCCATGGGATAATATTGAAATCCCAACCACCCAATCCACAACGGGGGTATATGTCCCAATTGCCTATGGTGATTTTACCGCCAACGACACAACGGGGTTATCAACTAAAATAAGTTTATACCCCGCTCCTTTTACATCTTCTGCTGGGAATCAATTGTTTTTTCTAACCGCCAATTCAATATCATCAAGCGCCGCCGCTAACTATTATGATAGCAACGCCGATATGTTCGTCAATCTGGCTCATAACACCGCAACAACAACCCAAGATGGTAAAGATGCGCTTGGTGTCGGTGATCAGATTATAAGAACATATCGCCTAAGACCAAATGGAACTGCGGCCTTGAATGGATGGACTGACCCGGAAAATAGTTACGATACATCTAAGACAACCTACGCAACCGCGACTGCTGTGAGTGACACGGACGGCGGCATACCTATTTCAACTGATCTTAAAATAACCCTACCCAATATCTCTGGCAAAATAACCGCCATGATTCTATACATCAAAGCAGATGTCACATTCGCGGGTGCAGTCCCCGGTGTAACAGGGACGGTTTCGATTGCGGAAAATAGCTATGGCCAAGGTGCGACCATTATAAGCAAGACATCTGCTGGGACAACTTCAACGAGTGGATATGCAGATCCCGATGGGAGTGGGAGTGATTATAGCCGAGTGATTCTAACGGGTAATGCTGCATCTAATGACGATCAACTACCAGATTCTATTACCATTCAAGTCATATCTGATGCCGATGATGATGGCTATGGATATGATTTGACGGCTACGGGTAAGATATATGATATTTATTTACAAATCACATCCCAGAATGATGAAACAGACGAGCCACAGGCAACAGCAAAAGAACGCGCAGATTTGGATACAGTTTATATTGGGAATGATGGCTTATCGAGATCCTGGACTACTGGTATTGTCACTAAAATTCACGAAGCACATCGCGATCTGATACATCGATTCACAGAATACGGGGTTGATTCTGGGGTATACACCACCCCAGAGAATTGGTCATCCGGGTTAGATGTCGATACAGAAAGGACTGATTGGCCTGTTAGATTCTGGGTCAACAAACCAACTTCATTAAGAAAGATTCTTGAAAAGCTTCAAGAAGAGGGTGGTTTTATCGCAAGGATGAGATCCAATGGTAATCTCCAATACATCGTGGTTCCGGGAAGTCCGAGTGCCAGCGAAACATTGACTGCGGACGATATTAAAAATTTAAAGGTGAGTCATGTGCCGTTTGATGAGATCGTAACTAAAATGCATATCCAATGGAATAAGAACCCGGCAAGGGGTGCGTATGCAGACGAAGTTACTTTAACTAACGGAGATAACGACACAAAAAGAGATCGTTTAAATATAACAAAAGATTTAGAGGGTGTTAAAGAGGTTAAACTGGATGCCTATGCGGATAGTTCATCGGCGCAGAGATGGTTTGATTATTACGATGGTCTAATTGGTGATTTATATATCAAAATCAGCGGGGAAATTGTCAACCCTTTGTACTATAAGTTAGAGGTGGGTGACCAAATTGCTATCGATTCCAGTTACCCATATGCACCATTTGGGGAGTCATGGTCTGGTAAAGTGTTCATGGTTACATCCACATCCCGCATGGCTCATTCAATGAAATTTTCAGCAAGGCAGATAAACTAATGGCACAATACTTCTTATATCCAGATCCAAATATGTACGACACCGGGGCGGTTGTTGCTGGGTCGGTATCCGGCATAGGAGCATCAGATACATTCACCGCAAGTTCAACAATCACAAATGTCGAGAGAGTGTCAGATCAAAATATTGGTTCAGCTATATCGGTTGGAACGCAATATCATGCGATAAGGATTGATATGGGTGCATCATCATCACCCAATGCCATTGCTCTTTATCATACAATACTCGATGATAATAATTTATCTGTATACGCAAGTGATGATTCCACTATTGGAACCGCAGTCGCATCATGGTCTACTGACAATACAGCCGGATGGAATGTCCATGATATGACTGTATCTTCCTTGCAATATTTATATATAGTGAACGATCAAGCCTTAACATGGAGTTATTGTTCTGAAATAATGGTGGGGACAAAATATACATTCGATCGCAATTACGATCTGGGGGGTAAGTTCGGTAAGGTATTCGGAGTGTCTAATGTAATGTCATACGGCGGTGTTGAATACTCACATAAAAGATATAATGGAAAAGAGACATGGGAGTGGGAATGGACACGATTAACAGACTCTCAGATGACCAGTTTAACAACCCTTCGTGATGCAGTTGAAGGTTCACGCTTTAAATTTTTATATTATGATGGTTCTGATTGGAATTGGGTTCGCATGAGCGATAAGTCACTCCAGAAAAAACAAATAGCTTACCAAACATATAATACAAGTATTCAACTGACCCAGCAATTGTCGTAATGGCATTGCCTAAAATATACGCTGATACGGCCGGGATGAAAGGCCGTACTGTTTCCCAAGGTTGGATTGAAACATCTTCTGGGGCCGGATCAACAACATTCGGTACGGCCACCGGGTTATTCGGATCTGAAATAGCTACTTTTAGCGCATCTGGGCTTGCACAATGGTCATTTGTTGCAACTTCAAACCTTACTGGCCCCGGTCGTGTTAATGATAATTTAGATGGTGCGCCAGTTAGTTTCACCGAAAAGAAAAATGGGATACGATATAGTTTGGCATCGGCTAAACAATGTGACTTTGTATCATTTTATTGCGGCAAGGCTGATTCCAATGTCACCTTTTATATTTATACATCAGATTCCGCTGGAGCCAGTTACTCGGAATTGACCAGTACATCAATAACGGCCGGGTGGAATATTGTTTCATTTTCAGCCACCACAAAACAGTACTGGGTTTTTCAAGTTGAATCATCCACTTCATCAATGGATCTGGAATTAAATGAGGTCATATTGGGTGAATTGGTGACTTTCCCCCATATGTGGGCCTTAGATGGTAAATTTAACCGTATTCCCCAAAATAAAGTGATCGAGTCAGAAAACGGCGTTGAATATGCCCACAAAACGGGCGTTTCTCGACGGAAGTGGGACTTGAGTATGCCTAATATCGATTCGACTTTTAGAGGGGAATTGGATACCTTATATGGGAATTTGGATGGAAGCGATAAAAATTTCCTATTTGTGGACGATAATTCAGATAAATACTATGTAAGAATGGCTGGGAAGCCAATCGTTGGCCAAATAGCATCTGATCGCTACTCGGCCAACATCCAGATCTCAGAATAAGTTACTTATTCTTTTTTTCTACGATCTGCGACCCTTTTCCTATCCTCTGTGTAGCTATATTCCAGATTAGTAATTTCCTCAAGACACTTATTACACATCCTCTCATCCGTATCTCCATCAGTATCATCGTAGAGCGTTTCACATTCTATGCAAGTGAATTCCATTATATCTCCTCTTTCAGTTTTTTATACCAATCGCTTGATAGGATATGCTCTTTAAGCAATTTCGCATCCTGTTGCGTAAAAATCCAATATGGCCGAGTCCATGAATCAAAATCAAAATCATCCAAGGCCCATTCACGCAATACAGTTTCTACCCACTCTTCATAACAGCCTGTACATCGTGGGATTGTCCCTTCGTAAGTCGTAGCTTCTTTGCCACAGAAACAATCCATATCTGGCGTTGTGCATAATACTACCCCCATTGGTCTGCCATTGCGTTGGCAATTCCAATGTATGTTTCTGATCGTATTTTCCATCGTTTTGCCGATGGCCCAAGATTGTTTTGTCCGCTTGGCGTTTGATTGGAATATCGAGCCTTCTTAATTGTTTTGGTCGGTTTAAGTAATGGTAGGTTTTTTAACCATAAGCAAGTTCTTTTGCTTGCATCGTGTCCAAATTGCCACGGTTGAATGGTTTGTGTATATTTTTTCCCGCCAATTCTTTCCAATGCGTATTTATGGGGTACAGGATTTTCGATGGCAATTTTATCGCATGGATGGTTAAGAAATAGATTAAAAAATTCTGCGCTTTCGTCTAATTTCGCCCATCTTGAAGAATCTCGATGCAACCAACTTACACCGCTATTGGCAAAATAAGTACACGGAGGATGTGCGATAATCAAATCCCAGTTATCATATAAAATATCTTTTATGTCACCTTGATGATGATTTCCATTTGGTTGATCTGTTGGTAATAAATCACACGACCAAGCATCGTGTCCCTTTTTAGCGAAGGCATCCCTAACCCTTCCGCTATATTCACAAGCAACTAATACTTTCATTGTTTTATTCCTCTTTAATGAAACCGCCTTGACCGAAGGATCGGCAATAGGCGAGGAATTTGCCCCAAGACGGTTATGTTTTGTTCCTCTTTGCATTATTTACTTTTTTGTCGCCTTTACCTTTATAACGGTTGGTTTGTTTACGCCTAATGCCGTTTTAATAGATTCGTAAGATGTTTTAAATCGCCTTCCATTCTGTTTATAAATTATAGGATATTTCGGCGATCGTGGTTTGAACCCTACAATCTTTATTTGATTTCCATAGTATGACAAGCCTTTTTCAAAATGTTCCATTGTAATTTCTGGGAACCAAGTGCCGTAATTTTTCAAGTCTTGCTCAAAAGAATTTCTTGCCACTTCTTCCGGATTTGCGCCGTTGGTAACTTCTACCTTTGCAGTAAATGAAACATCGCCAAAGGATATATTCCTCATGTTTACTTTAACTTCGTATTCTTCTTCAAGCGACATAACGGCTTTTGCAAAAGATACTCTAAACTGTTTTAGTGTTTGTTTATTTATGTCCATTTTATTATTCCTCTTTTTGTTTTCCTATTGGGGATCACCCAATTACTCTTCAGTAATGGTATAACAAATATACTAATGGTAACCCACCAATGTCAATGGTAATGCATAAGTGACCATGAGTGAGTATTTTTTAAAAATAATACTTGCTCATTTTTATTTATTTTTCATACTTTGTGTTAACATATGTTAACTAAATATAACATTTTTATAACCCCTGGCACACATTTGCTTTTATGTGTTTTCCTTATGGATGTGTCGGGGGTTAGTTATTAATACAGCGGGATTCTTGGATGTTAATATGAGTGAAATTGAGAAACTTATAATCAAAATCCCAGATGGTCAGAATAGACTCGATCTGATCGAAGGGATCATAAAATTTGCAGAGCGCAGAGGTTGCGTAACGGAAACTAATCCACATATTAAGCCAGTAAATAAAGAGGTACAAGACAATGAAGAGCAAAAGGTACGCCAAATCCTCGGCATCCCGCCGGATTAAAAGCCGCAGATATAAGGAAGGCTCACGATTCCAAGCTATGGTCATGTGGGAAACACCCCGTGAAGATAGCGGCGAAGTCTATTATAACTCAGACCATTACGGAGATTTGATTGACAGTCTTCTTGTAATTTTTAAAGACGAATACCCCCGTATTTCACTTTCCAAAAACCCAGTTATAAAGATGGCCACCGATAACGGCCAAGATATACTCTGGAAAGTAACCGACAATATCAAGCGGATGACCCAATGATTGATTGTAATCACCACCAATTCATCGACACTTGCGGTACTTGCTGGTTTAAGAGGGGGATGGCTGAAACCAACTACGAGAAACGGATTAACTGTTTCAATATGGCGCTAATTGTCTTTGATGCAAAAATTAATACAATAAAGGAAAATACTAATGAAAAACATACTCGCACACATTAGCTGGTATATGGGGAGATACGGCGTTTCGATAATATTGACGGTTATGACTGTAGTCGTAATAATTAATTGGTTTAGGGGGATTTGATATGGGAAAGGATGGAAAAATAATAGTGTTGCACGAAAAGATGGTTGATATACAGACAAATCTCAAAGTACCAAAAAATCAAATAAACAAATTTCAAAATTTTAAATACCGTTCATCAGAAGACATTCTTGAAGAGGTAAAACCTCTTTTAAAAAAACACGATCTCACGCTCAAGGTTGATGAAGAGTTAATTGAAATTAGTGATCTGGTATGTATCAGAACTACCGTCACTATTACTGACCGGGCAGATGAAAAGATGAGTGCGGTGGCATATGTTGGTGTAGATCCAAACAGGAAGGGCATGGATATAGGACAGTCATTCGGTGCATCATCGTCGTATGCTAAAAAATACGCTTTAGGTAATCTATTTCTTCTGGATGATACCAAAGATCTGGATGCCATCGATAATAAGGCAACCCAATCGAAACCGTCCCCCAAGAAACAATATAAGAAATCAGCGCCTAAATCGATAACTGAATCTCAGATAAAGAGATTGCGGGAGTTATGTAAAGATGAAAAGGTGAGCGATAAAACCGTCAAACATATTGCTGCTGGTGTTAAGGGAGACAAGTTCACAAAGGAATCGGCCGCCCAGCAGATCATAATGTTAGAAAAGGTGATAAGGGATGAAAAATAAAGAAAATTATCAGAAAATAAAACTCACTCAGATTAGTGGAGTTATGCGGTTCTATAAGAAATTAATAATGAGTGGAATAGTATCCCCAAATGGATCTGCTGAAAAGCGTTATCAATTCTTGGCTGGTGAATATGCTTCTGGGAAAAGATATATGAAAGACTTGAGGGTCGAAGAGCCAATCCATAGTAATGTTGCCACACCAGTTACTAACCCGGCGGCGGCCGCCAGATCCTCAAAGTTTTTAATGATATGAAAAATAAAAACTTAACCCAGCTTACGCCGAGACAAATCGCTGAATATGAAATGGTTCATGTGAATACAGTATTGAATTGGATAGCCACCGGGGAATTAAAGGGTAGAAAACTGGGGCATCGTACTATCCGGGTTAAAATGTCTGACTATCTGGATTTCTTAAAGAACGGTACTAAATGAGCGATAAAATATTAAAAGAAGTCGCTGAAAAGTACCCCCAGACCATGGAAGAGATGCAAAACTTAATTAACTGTAATCTCAAGGTCTTTGCAGCCAAGCAATTGGATTACGGCCCAAATAACATAGCCATGAACGGTAACGACCATTTGGCCTTGCTGGGTATTGCGATCCGGGGTAATGATAAGATTCAACGAATCCTAAATCTTTTAACTGAAGGCCAACAGCCAAAGAATGAATCCCTGGAAGATAGTTTTTTGGATCTGGCCAACTATTGTTTGATGGCCTGTATAGTTAATAGGGGGAAATGGGGCAAATGACCGTTGATTACGACAAAGTAGGGGAAGTGTATGACTCATCGGAAGAGCCGGAAGAAATAACCCCGTTGATTCGCGCACATAACGACCTAAATATTGCGATCGTGACACTTGATTGGTATGCAAAGAACGCATATACAGATGATACTGATTTCCGTGGGGCCGCTCAAGAAGCATTAAGAAGAATTTATAAACGAAAAGGATAAAAGATGACAGACAAAAAAAAGCTATTTGTTAGGGGAACCTTTAAAGAGAAGGTATTCGATAACGGTGGGATTATTATTAAATGTGCGGTCAACTTAGATGATCTATATCAACACGCGGACGAAAAGGGTGTTGTCCGATTTGATGTTAAGCGGAAAAGAGAGTGCGGTGAAGACGGGAAAAGCCATTATGGTGAGATTGACACATGGAAACCAGATCCCAGTAGGCGCTCTGCCCCGGCACAAAGCGATGATGATGGAGAATTGCCCTTCTAAATAATTTACCACATACCAATGCCGCCTGTTCTCCACATACAGGCGGCACAAGCCATGCATATAAACAAAAATTTCAACAAAAAGTTTTCATTTTCAATTCTGGGGAAACCAATCCCCCAGAAGCGGCATCGCCATACATCAACTGGTAAGTTTGTTCGCACTTATGACCCATCAAAGGATGATAAGGCTGCATTCCTTAAAAAGTGTCTGCTCCAGCGAGATCCATTAGAATATAGATGGATAAAACCTCTGGAGCATAAAGGATATGTGGAAATCTTCATTGACTTTTGTATGCCCATCCCAAAAAGCACATCTAAAAAGAAGACCGCTGAAATACTTTCGGACATCACCTACCATAGCAAGCGGCCAGACATAGATAACCTTATCAAGTTCGTATTAGATGCGTTAAGCGGCCATTTCTGGAACGATGATGCGGTAGTCGCCAAGATAACTGCTCATAAAATATATGACTCATGCCCAAGGACTGAATTTGAAATTATTTACCGGGGTGGTTTACAAAATTGACTAAAAAAAAGAAATATGTGAAGCGCCCTTTCCCCCGAAAAGGTGTGGATTGGGACAAAATAAAGCGCGAAAAAAAAAAGATGCCAAGAATAAATCTTCCGTAGCGGACAGATTAGAGGAAACAATATGAGTCCAAACCGAGCCGCTAAAGCAAGAAAAAGACAGAAGTTTCTTAAGCGTAAGAGTATAGCAGAGTACAAATCTAAGAAACGAAGGGAGCGTAAGGATGCCAGAAAAGAGAAATGATGATTGGAAACAATGGAAGATGGGATGGCCTTATCGTGGAGATGTGGAAGATCCTGTATATATAATGGAACGCTCTGAACTTTTTAAGGAGAACGGCAACGGCTGGTGGTATTTGCAAGGGATATTCCCCAAAGAAGTCCGGGGTAAACAATGAGCGATAAAGACAGAACATATGCACAGCGGAATGATGGCCGGGTTAACCTTGCGGAAATTCGTGCGGAAGAATTTTTCAAATCCCATGAAATGAAATATGTCAGATATGGATTCGACGAAAAATGTGATAGGGTTGATTTCGATATGTGGTGGAAAATACCAGAAGAAATTAGGTCTGCACCAGATTATATAGTGTCCAATGATGATACGGTATTTTTTGAAGTTAAGGGGTATTTCGGGGAATTAAAGATCAAAATGAATGATATGGTTGCCTATGAGCATTGGTCTAAAATATTGCCTGTTTGGATGTTTGTAAGGAACTGCGAATCTGATAAAGAATATTGTGTTGAGTGGAAAAAAGTAATCAAACATATGAGCAAATGTAAGGTAGGCCACTACCCGGATAATGGCAGAACATACTTTATTATAGATGAAGCATTTTTAGAAAAGGAAAACAAAATAAGGAGCCAAAATGGACAAGCATGATGCCCCCAGTTTTCAATGGTATCCCAAGGATTTTTTGGCAGATCCAGATGTGATGCAAATGAATTTTGCCCAAAAAGGTGCTTATATAGTTCTTATATCATACCAATGGTTGAATGATGGTTTACCCAAAAACACTTCTTATATAAGAAATCTTTTGGGGGGTACACCTAAATGGAAGCAACTATGGGATGGTGTGAAACATAAGTTCGTTGAGATTGACGGTAAGTTGTACAATAAGAGACTTTACAAGGAACGGCAAAAGCAGATAGAACACCGGGAAACAGCATCAAAAGCGGGTAAGAAGGGTGCTGAAAAGCGATGGCAATCGCATAGCCACCCCATCGATTCGCCAATGGCGAAAAATAGCTCTTCTTCTTCTTCTTCTTCTTCTACTTCTATTGCAATAAGAAACCCCCCTATATCCCCCCAAGGGGAATCGGGTGTTTTGAAGAATTTTAATCTAAAAAATATCGAGAAAATTTATTCGATTCTTGTTTCCGAAAAAGAGGTTGAGCGATGGAATAGAACTGGTAAGCTAATGAATCAGCCTACCATAAATGTGATCTCAAGTTATCTGAATCAGCATGGCGATATCAAAACTGCTGTTGAATATGCTGAAGAAAGAAAGCGGTTAAGGAAAGAGGGTAAAATGGTATCCAAGTTAGAAAAATTCTGTAAGACGGATTGGATTAATTATGCCCCGGAATCAGATGAAAATGCTTTTGAAACTATAAGGTCTGAAACGGTATGACGGACATTATTGATATTTTGGAAGCATTATGGGATGCGTACGGGAGAAGCAAAAACGAAAACCAGATTCGAGTCTATGTGAACTGGGCTAAAACCACAGATGCTAATAGACTGAAGAAGGTGGTTGATACATGGATTGGCAATGAAAAGTTTTTCCCGTCGCTCTCAGATCTGAGGCGTTTGTATTCAAACCAGAATAGAACATTCGTAAGTATAACTCATAGTGAGGAGTGTTGGTTCTGCGGCGGTGTGGGTATGATACCATCAATTGATTCCAGAGAAAACCGGCACTACATCGTTAATTATGGATGCAAGTGTACGAACTTCACTACATCGGGCGTAGAACCATACTTCAGTAAGTTCCCCAAACTTGAATATGGGGAATATGCTGATAAGTTTGATAAGGATGAGTTTACCTACCCCCAGATTGTTGATATGTACTTAATGAATGAATTACTACCCCCTAAAGAGCGCATTGTTGGATTTTGAAACTTTTACGGGTAAGCTGGGAATTATTCAAAGCGACTTTCTTACTGTTGATTGCACTCTTGATATTAAGCGCGATCTTTATGGTAGAAGGCGTTTTAAAGATCTTACGGAAATTCAATTGGATAAATTGATGAACGCCTATAGATGGGAATATCGAAGGATCCAGAAAAAAAGAGATAAATAGAAACATGAGATTATCACAATTCATTGACTTTATTAATCGTGATCCGATACCTACCCAGGAAAAAAGGGATGAAGTCTATACGCACATCGAGATTGGGAAAAAAGAATTGAAAGCGCGTAAGAAGTATCGAAAGGCCATTAAGGCGAAAATCGGTGATGAATAACCCGTACCCGTTCAGACTGTTCATTTGTTCATTTGCCGACTCATATGAACATATAAACACTATATACACTATAGGAAGTCTGATTGAAGAAAAAGGGTAGGGGGGGGTCAGAAATTAGAAAAATTAATCAAACTTTGATTCTGGATCTAAAATACCATTTTCCCCCCAGCATATAATATAAAGGAGTATGGTCAAAATGGGAAAATTCCCTCTCTAATCGGGTCATTTAAACACTTACTTTAACTAATTTTTCAATTCAATTTTAAAAAATTATTTTAACCCGGAAAAATATTCATAAAATTAATTATGTATAATATCTATAAAATTATCAAATTTTAGCGGCCTGGCTACGGGCGCGCGGGTGTACACCCGGGACACTTTCCCGGGTGTACTTTTCCCGCTGGCCCACAATCATTTTTCAGATTTTAGGCTAAATTTAAATTGCCGTTTCCGGCCGTTTTATCCTTTGGCTATATTTCCGGCGGCCAATCCAAAAAAAGCGCCGTTATGCCGTCATAAAAGGCCAAAAAAAAGCGCTCCTATTACGGCGCGCTTGTTTATTTTTTATGCTTAGCTAATATTACTTGATTCACACCGGGGTTAACACGGCGTAAGATCTCGTATAAAAGTGCTGTTAATGCTCTTTTCATATGTGTTTACCTTATTATTTAAAAATACTATTGCGCCCGGCCATAACTTGAAATATGCGCGGCCCATGGCCGCCACCGGGCGGGCTGGTTTGTTTACTTAGTGCGCTCCCATATTACATACTCATGCAATTCTAAGTACTCACGCATAAATTCCATTAACATGAGCCGCGCGCCTTTGTGGTTAATGTGGTTAAGACAAGCCTTAATTCCATTGTGTAACTTATCTATTTTATCCTGTTTTTCTTCTTTTGTAAGTTGCTGTTTAATTTCTGTTCTTATATTCATTTTGTTATTTTCCTTTGTTTAATGTTTTGTATAACTTACCAGCGGCGTTTCCTTATCCCAACACGCGCGGCAAGTCATGCATTTATTATTTTGAGTAGGTGCTGGACATGGTAAGCCTTGCGGCGGCGCTTGATCATTTACAGCGCTTCCCGCCGTTCCTTTAATTAGCGGCGGCGCTTGGTCTACCATATGCGCGGAAAGGCGAACGGTAAGATTTCCGGGAAATATGCCATGAACCTTTATATAATCCTTTATAATCTTATATTCGCGGGTAGGTAGCCAATGTTTAACGCCGGGCGTTAAATTGCAAACTTCGACTATTTTAATGAGGTGGTTAAGGCTTTGGAGATCTCCGCTGTCATGCCAGCGGAAATAAGCCTTGTCACCTTTGTTTTGGTTTGTTATTAATTGCACCATGGCGCGCACCCATTGCGCGCCCTGTATGAGTGCCGTTTTTGGTTTCATGCGTTCGATATGGCCATACATTTTATAGAATCCATCCATAGCATAACAGCCCTCGCATACTGAACCTATTACCTTGGCCAATTTGCGGCCCGTTATACAATGCGCTGCACTTAGATTAAACGAGGAGCATGGCATTTTACTGGTATTAGATAGGACAGAACCAACAACGGCGCGTATTTCTTTTATAGTCATGACTGGCCGCCCTTCTTATTTATGTTTATCATGGTTTGTACTATTGCCACCAGCACCAGCGCGGCCATTGCTACAATTGCCACCAGCGCGGCGGCTACATTGCCCGCCGTTGTGTTTAGGCGCGGGCCTTGTGTGAGTACTACATAACCAAAAACAGCGCCGGATCCGGTCATGGCCGAAATGGTGAGAGCCGCGGCCGTTGTCAGTAGGTCATTTATTTTCTTTTTTGTTATCCCTGGTATTTGTTTCATTGTGTTTCCCTTTTGTTAGTTAGTGTTAACAATGGGAAGGTAACGGCGGCGGCGTATGTTTGCAAGCCTTTTAATTTGATATATATTGATTGCGCGCGTTCGATGAAAAGAGGGCGGGGTTACATGAAATCTCACAAGCTGCAAGCGTTAAAGGATGCCCGCTAAAATGTACTGGAAGGGAAGGGGGCCATAATGATGTATAATAAACATTATGTATAATAACCCTCTTGCCCCCTTCCCTTCCCTATTGTAACTTATGGAATGTAAACAAATGTTAATCCCGGTATACCAAGAGCCTAAGTATGGGGTTGCACGGAGTGGCACATAAATTTTTCCTCAAATTCGGGGGTATATGTCAAATATCGATTATCTATCAGATGAGGACGGCCAGCGATTAGTTGATGCCATAGACTTAGCTGGGGGGTTCCACAACAAGACCAGAGCGCTCATTAACGGCCTGTTATTCGACGATGAGTACGAGAACTTCTTCAATGCGGGTAGAAGGTGGGCCGCACGACTTTCCAAGCGTGAATCGGATGTTGTTATAATGAAGCTTAGAGGGATGTCTTTCTATCGTATAGCAGACATTTTAGGTCTGCATCCATCATCCACAAAGACCTACTGGCGCAGAGCAATGGGTAAGAAGCCAAGCATCTAAATCAGACCCATGAAGATTATTTCACTCGGATTAGGGATACAATCAACTGCGATGTATCTCATGTCGTCACTTGGTCAAATAGATCGAGCCGACTATGCTATATTTGCTGATCCCGGCGCTGAATTACCAGACACCTATGAACTGTGGGATTCTCTCAATACATGGAGAGAAAATAACAATGGGATCCCGCTTATTAAGAAAAGAAAGTCACTATATGATCATATAATTAATAACAAGGGTGAAAGATTGGCGAGTATTCCGGCGTTTACAGAATCTCAAGGGATGGTAATGAGACAATGTACGAAAGAATATAAAATTGATGTAGTTGTAAAAGAAGTTAGAAGGCTTCATGGATTAAAGAGATATCAACGGATGAAACCAACTGAAATGTGGCTTGGGATATCTTTGGATGAGATCCAACGGATGAAAGAGTCACAACTTTACAATATCGATTATAAGTACCCATTAATTGAACAGAGAATTACGAGGGGTCACGGCGTAAGATTTCTTGAAAAACATGGATTTCACAATGTTAAAAAGTCATCATGTACCTTCTGCCCATTCCACAATAATAGTAATTGGAAAGAAATTAAGCGGGATTATCCAGACGAGTGGGAGAAGGTCATAAAAGTAGATCGTGTCATTCGTGATTCGTCAAACAGGGGATTGGGTGATAAACTTTATTTACATAGGACATTAGTCCCGATTGAATTTGTCTATTTACAGGAAGATCAAGAAGAATTATTCATGTGTGAAGAGGGATATTGTGGTATTTAACAGACCCATGTAGACTATTCAGCATATAAGTAGAAATAGGGAGTTTTAATGGCCCAGAAGATTCAATATAAGAATTCAAACCCAACCCAACTGGCTCAACGCCAGAAAAACCTAAAGCCTTTATGGCAAAAGGGAGTTCGACCAAATGGCGCTGGTAAGCGGACTATCGATGAGTTGATTGACCGTGATGAGGTTCGCAGATTAGCCGCATTTGGGGCAACCCAGATCGAGATTGCCAATTTTTATGGTGTATCGAGAGAATCGATACGAAAGTATTTCACAGAAGAGATTGAACAAGGCCATCAAGATATGAAGTTTTCTTTACGGAGAAAACAGCTTGATGCGGCCATGAATGGATCAAACACGATGTTGGTTTGGCTGGGGAAACAGATATTAGGCCAAGTGGACAAACAGGAAGTTGATCACAATCATGCAATGACTGATCTGTTAAAGGAAGTCGGGTACATTGATGACCCGATGTTAATTGAGGGGGAAGAGGTAAAGTTAATTGAAGAAGATACTGAACAAGGAGAAACTCTGGGAGAAGTTGGGATACAAACCAACGGAGAACCAGCGGAAGTTTCACGATAGTACCAAAAGGTGGCGTGTTTTAAATATGGGCCGCCGTTCTGGAAAAAGTTTCTGTGCAGCATATGAGGTCATGCCTTATTTGCTTACACCCAATACACGCGGATGGGTGGTTTCCAAGACATATGACTTGGCAGATAAGATTACCCGAATCGTCAAAGAGGAATTATTCATCAAGATGAAGGTTCCTATGGCGGCGAAGAAGCAGATTGGCGGTCAACTGTTTTATGTTAAGGTAGCGGGACTTAATTCTGAACTCTGGGTTAAGTCAGCGGAAAATACCGATCAATTAATAGGGGAAGGTTGACCGAAAGGTCAATCTTATTAAAATGGCTTAGATTACATGATTATAGATGAAGCATCCAAGATCCCGCAGAGGACTTGGGAGCAGTACCTTCGACCAACGCTGGCAGATCGTAAGGGATGGGCGGCATTTGTGAGTACCCCCGAAGGGTTTGGTAACCATTTTCACGATTTATACCAAAGAGGTCAAGATACTTCGTATAAGGAGTGGGAATCTTGGCAGTTTCCATCTTGGGAGTCGCCTTATTTTAAAGATGATATTGAAGAACTTAAAAAAACGCTTACTAAAGAAACTTTTGAACAGGAATTCGGCGCATCGTTTGTCTCGTATGCCGGGAAAGTCTACGGTGACTTCTCCAGAGAAAGTAATGTACGGTCAGACCTCAAATACAACCCAGAGTTACCATTGTGGGCAAGTGTGGACTTCGGTTATCGCCAGCCAAGCGTGGGATATTACCAGATCGACACCGTCAACGGACAAGAAGTCATATATCTCATTGACGAAATCAGTCACGAAACAGAAGTGACAACGACTGATCTTATTAAGATGATGAAGGCAAAGCCGTATGGTGTTAGGGGTGTTGATCGTTTTGTGGGAGATCCGGCTGGTGGACAAAGACAATCACAGAGTGGGGAAACGGATATTCAGCAATTTGCTAAAGCCGGGATGCGTATCAATTTTAAAAAGGATAAACATTCCAGAAGTATCGTCAATGGCGTGAACCATGTTAGAAACTTTATTAAATCCGCAGATGGAACGGTCAGATTCTTCGTTTCAGACAAGTGTACTGGCCATATACAAGATTTTGAGAACTATCGTTACCCCGAAAGGAAAGATCAGAGAATATTGAAGGAAGAACCGCTAAAAGATGGCTTTTACGAGCATGGGAACGATGAAATGCGCTATTTCTTTATCAATTACTTTCCAATTAAGCGTAAGAAAGCATTTTTATTCGACTTTTAGAGGAAACCTATGTTAATACCAGACCAATCACTTGAAATTGTACAAAGCACCGCAATGGATGCGATTTTGCAATCCGAACTGGATGCAAATAGAGAACGGGAGAAGGCACTCGATTACTGGGAGCATACTTCCACAGACCAATACATAAAAGAATACTTCCGGGGGGATTCATTGTCCCAAGTTCCCATATTTACCAGCGGATTAACCCGTAGGGTTGTATCGGCGGCCTGTCAAGTATACCGCAAGATGCCAAATTATGATGCGGATCCAAAATATACAGATATGAGCGGGGATCTATGGCGAAAGATGCGCCTTTTAGAACAGATGGTATTTTTACTGGGGACGGTAGGACTGATTACATCTTATAATGATGATAAGAAGAAACTTGAGCATAATTTATTGCTTTTTTACGAACCGTTATTTCTTCCCGGAAGTGATAAGCCGTTTGGGGTTGTATATCAGACCGAAACCCAAGGATCCAGCCGTGCAGATGCGAAAAACCATCGTTATGTGGTTTGGACAGAAGGATCTGGCGGGAAACCTGGACTTCATTTTTCTTTTGACCGTGATGGGAGCATATATGCGCCAAATAACAATCCCAAAATGCAGAATCCCTACGGTGACATGATCCCGGTGACTTGGGCGCATCGTTATCAGCCATTACGGGATTGGGGTGGTGGTACTGGCGCTATGGATATAGTCAATGCCAATCAACAATTAGATTTAGCCTTAACTGAACTGAGTTTAGCACTTCGGTTTGGTGCAATTGGCATTAGATATGTGACGGGTGTTGATTCAGATGAACTTATTTCTGTTGGGCCGGATAAAATACTTGTATTGCCAGAGTCTGCTACTATGGGGAGTCTGGGGCCGAATGTTTCATTGACAGAATTGATCGAAGCATCCAAATGGATGGTAACCCAAGCAATGCATAACAATAATATTCGTTTAAGATGGAATGATGAAAAAGGAAACTCACCATCTGGGGAAAGTTTACGGGTTCAAGAGATCTCAACCCAAGAAGACAAGGAAGCCGCCAAGGAAATGGTATGGCGGCCGTTTGAGCATGATAGGTATGAAGTAGATCGCCGTGTTTTAGAAGTCAAAGCGGGGGTTTCTCTTTCTGAGGGTATGTCAGTTGATTTTATTGAGCCGGATATTTATATGAGTCCAACTGAACGCCGCGAGGATTGGCTGTTTAAATGGGATAACGGTCTGGCCACCAAGAAAGATTGGTTTAAAGAAACCTATGGTAACGATTATCCAGATGAGAGGATTGAAGCTAAAATGGCTGAAGCCGCCAATGATGCCGCTGGGCCAGTAGCTGAAGAAGAAAATCCTCTATTGGCACAACTCGCGGCTCCAGTAGGTGAATAAAGTTGAAGACATTGTCCTAAATGCATCGCAGAACTACGCAAATGCAATTGGGATCTCAATTGATCAGTTAATTGACCATGTTTTAGATCTATTTAAAAAAGGATATGGGAAAGAAGAAGTTATTGAGATATTGTCTCAAGTAAATCTGGAGCAAGTGATGTTTAAGGGTGCTATGGTGGGTGCGGCTGTGGAAGAATTGATGGGAGCATACCCTAAAGTGCTTGGGAGTATGGAAATGACGGGAAAAATGAACCCCAAATTCCTATCGGCGCTTGAAAGAACAGAAAGAGCCAGCTTTATTGCATATAGCCGTGGAATTGTACAAGAAACCCGCCGCAGACTGATGGGTCATGTATTGAGGGGGTCTTCAAGGAAACAAATGGCGTATGAATTATATCAATCGGGTGTTTACTCCCAAAGAGAGATTGTTGCCCACATAAACACCTCTTTGTCCAACTATTCCCGGTCGGTAACCCTTAAAATGAGTGAATCTGACCCTTCTGACAAGAAATATCACTATCTGGGGCCATTAGATGAGAGAACAAGGCCCATATGCCTTGAAATGTTGGCCGCCGGAAATGTGGAACTGGGTGATATTGATAATTTATTCCCCGGATCGATGTCTGATGGCGGGGGGTTCAATTGTCGGCATCGCTGGACATCAGTAACTGAGTTTTCTAAACACCAAGCGAAAACAGATAAGGCAAATAATAGGGTAGGCGAGTTAAAACGGCATAAGAAATGGCCGAACAGGGTTGAAACCTTACAAACTTATTACGAAAGAAGGGAAAATAGTGGCATTTGAAAATTTTAGACCATTTACGATCAAAATAGCCGGGATTACTGTAGATCCAAGCCGTTTAAGTGAGTTCCCAGCCAATTTTATGCGGGATTTGGGTGACAAGGTAGCCGATTTGGTGCGTGGCCACATTAGAAAAGGCGGGAATGATGTATTTAATAAGCCATTCGCAAAGTACACCCCGGCATATGCCAAAAGGAAAGCGGCCGGAACAGTCAATACGAATGGTAGAGGGCCGCAACACTATAAGTCAAATAAACCGAATCTTTCACTCACAGGGACACTCCTTAACAGCTTACAAGTGACAAAAGCTAACGAACTTGGGGTAGAAATAGAATTCACGATTGACTCCCATTTGGTTAAAGCAAATGCGAACCCAAAACGCAAAAATCCCCGTGTTATTACACTTCCAAGTCATCCATTGCCCCTATCTATACACAAGTATGTTTGGGATACCATTAACAATGAGATTGCTAAAAATCTGGCTATGGCTATACGCACGGGTTCAAAAACGGTCGGATCAGTAGCCAAACATGGGAAAGTGGATGTTAAACTGAGTACTTCTAAATAATATAAAGTTTAAAGCAGAAAAACATTAAAAATTTAGGAACTGGTAAGAACCGGTGTTAAAAAATTTAGGAACTGGTAAACGATTAAAGGGATAAATAATGTCTGAAGAAATCAAGGGACTCACCGAGTCTGGGCAAACGCCCAAAAGTGCTGGTGACAGCGCTGGCCAAACGGCCAAAGGATCAACCGATAACTCGTCCGATAGCGGAAATTTGATCTACGAAAATAAAAAAATTCGTTCAAGGGCGCAGAGAGCGGAAGAAGAGCGAGATGTGTTAAAAGCGCAACTTGACAAACAAAAAGAACAGCAGTTGGCTGACCAAGAAAACTATAAACAACTGGCAAACGACCGGGGCGATAAGATAAAGGCGCTGGAAGAAACAGTTGGTAAAGAATCTGAAGTTATCGGCCAAGTGATGGATGACCTTCGTTCACAGCTATCTGAAGAAGATAGAGAGTTAGTAGAGGGATTCGATTATAAAAAATTGAAGTCCTTTGTTACTCGCTATGGTAAAAATAATCAGAAAACAGTAGGGACAGATGACAGTAAACCGGGTTCAATGGTCAAGTTTGAAAAGGATATTTGGGATATGCCGGAAAATGAACGGAAGGCCAACTGGAATACCTATCTTCAGTCCTTAGTGAACAGGAAGTATTAATCTTCCAGTTAGGATAAATTAACAAATGGCAAATGTAACGCCAACAACCGCTATTATTGTGGCGCTCATATAAGCGATTATATGATGTTAATTGGGAAATTAAGCGGGAACGCTAAGTCACTTCTGGTAGTGATAAGCCAACCCGAACCGAAGGCTCAGTTTAACAACTGGGACAGGGGCAGAGCATAGAAGGTGAAACTAAAAACAGAATATAATCCTTCCACGAGTTCCCAACATCTCTTCGAGATGAAAAGATATGCCGATACTTTAAAGAAATTTGGAGATGTAGGATAAAAAACCTACTATAACATACCCATAAGTCTAACAATATCAAGACTTAGGGTTGGCAGTCTATATACCAGAGATTTGGTCAGCGGGAGTTAAAAACTACATGGAGAGAAAGATGGTTGTCGAAAACCTTGTTGACTCTTCATTAAACGGTCTTGTTAAGGCCCAAGGGGATGTGTTCCACATACCCAAATACGCTGTTGATTCAGCGGTAACAAAAACTGCGGGTACGGCCCTAACAGCCGCCGCATCAACCCATACTGAGTCCACATTGACCGTTGATCAACACAAAGCGGTATATAAGATCGTGGATGATATTTCTAAAATTCAATCGATCCCCGGATTGTTTGAACGCGAAGCTTCCGGGATGGGTTATGCACTCGCAAAAGCACAGGATGATTTCCTCGTCGCCAAATTGGACGGTGGAGCATCTGGCAACGACATTGACTTGTCATCTGACAATACAATCTCTGCGGCCAATCTAAGATCCGCGATAGTAACATTGCGCAATCTGGATATTTCCCCGGAAGATGGCGATGTCGCCCTACTTGTGAACCCAACGGTCTATGGATCACTATTTGCGATAAGCGATTTTAGTGATAGTTCAAAATTTGGCGGCGGCAACGCTCCAAGTGTGACGGGATCGTATGGGATGATCTATGGAATTCCAGTTTATAGTTCATCAGCCGTTTCTTCGTCTGAATCCGATGGCACGAATGCTGGGTATATGTTTCATAAGTCAGCGGTGAGTTTTGCTCGCCAATCCGGGCCAAGCATGGAAAGCGCAAGATCTTTGTCCCACCTCGGACAAGAGATCGTAGCTTCGGTGCTATATGGCGGCACGACCGTCTTCGACGATCGTATCGTAACATTTACTAATCCGTAATCCGGGTTTTTAATTGTAAAAGTAGAGAGGGTCGCTTCGGCGGCCCTTTCTGTTTTGTAGACTATTATAATTATAAGTGAAAGGTATAAATAATTCATGGCCACAGATCTTACTAATGTCGCGATTAAAGACGGGTTCTCAAATCTACTACATCTTGATGGTGGATTAACATCTACAGAAAAATTAATATATGATGGGGATGGTACAGTAGGCGTTGTAAAGTTTGGGACAACTTCCGCTTCGGTTACCGCTACTCCATCATCTGCGAATCACATTACGAATAAAACTTATGTTGATACCCAGATCAGCGGCCTTTCTTCTACATATCATCCTCTTGGTGGATCTTCTACTCAAAATTTCATTGCCCAGGATCTCACAGTTCACGGCACAACCATCACAAAAGATAGCCAACAAGTCAATATCGGCGATGCTGTTATAGTTCTCAATGCCGAAGAAACAGGCACTCCATCTGAAAATGCGGGATTCGAGATTGAGCGAGGGACATCTACTAATACAAATCTTTTATGGGATGAGTCTACAGATCGGTTCAAATTCACAAACGATGGATCTACTTATTATAACATCCCCACAACTGCTGAATATGATTTAACACCATCTTGGGTTCCTTCATCCGACCCGTCTTATTTGACTGCTATTACTGGGCAATCTACCGCGAATTTATCCGATGTTGATGGGGCGGGTGATACAAGCGGACAAATATTAATATATGATGAAGATGGTTCAAGTTATGCCAAACAACTCCTGTCTGGTGATGTAACAATGAACAAGGATGGTGAGGTTACAATAGCCAATGACTCCCATACTCATTCAGCTTATTCGCTCACAACTCACACACATAGCGGGTATGCCACATCAAGTCATACACATAGCACTTCTAATCTAACAGATGTTGATGGGGCGGGTACGACAAGCGGACAAATATTAATATACGATGAAGATGGTTCAAGTTATGCCGCTATAGTTATGTCTGGTGATGCGACTATTGATAAGACGGGGGCGGTAAGCGTTGCTAACAACTCCCATACACATACAGAAGCAAACATAACTGACTTAGGAAGTTATATCACTTCTGCTTATTCTGATTTATCAACTAATTCTAAAATCGGTACTGGCTCAACCCAAGTTGCTCAAGGAAATCATACTCATACCTCATCCGATTTAAGTGATGTGGATGGCGGGGCATCTGGAGAAGATATACTATTTTACGATGAAAGTACATGGAAACCATACTCTTTAGCTGAAGCACAAATATCAGTATATGGGCATACTCATGGGACAGGGGATATAACAAATTTATCTGGTACAAATACTGGAGATGTTTGTACCACAAATCATACGAGTGCTGGTTATATGCTTAATACTGCTGAATCATCCGATTTAAGCGATGTAGATGGTGGTGCATCTGGAGAAGATATATTATTTTACGATGAAAGCACATGGAAACCATGCTCTTTAGCTGAGGCGGGAATAGAGCCATCCTTTACGAAGAACACCGCTTTTAATAAAGACTTTGGTACTTCTTCCACTACCGTTGCTTACGGAAACCATACGCATAGCACTTATATGTCTTCTACTGCCAGTTCATCTGATTTAAGTGATGTAGATGGTGGTGCATCTGGAGAAGATATATTATTTTACGATGAGAGTACATGGAAACCGTATTCTTTAGCTGAAGCGGGGATTGAACCATCCTTCACAAAGAATACTGCTTTTAACAAAAATTTTGGTACATCTTCTACTACGGTTGCATATGGGAACCATACACATAGTACCTATATGTCATCTACCGCCAGTTCATCTGCCCTAACAGATATAACGGGTGCGGGTACTACAAGTTCTCAGATTCTCATATACGATGAAGATGGTTCAAGCTATAATCCTATAGTTATGTCTGGTGATGTATCAATGGATAAAACAGGGGCAGTAAGTATAAACTTAGCCACCGCTGGTCTGGCTTACGGCACAACATCATCTACCGTTTGTGTGGGTAACGATTCCAGATTAAGCAATGCACGAACCCCAACATCTCATACATTAGATAGCCATTCAAATTTAGATTTTTCTGCAATGGATGATGTTTCTACAGACATAGACTCAGCAAGCGATGGTGATTATTTAATTTTTAATGATGCATCTGGGAAATGGACTGCGGGTACACCTACATCTGCAAGCTATATATCATCTGCATCTTTTAATACTGGCACAGGCGTTATAACAGGGTCGGGAGTAGGCTCTGCGGGTTTTACGGTTGATATAGATGGAAGATATTTAACTTCTATTTCTGGACAGAGTATTGGTAGCCTATCCAATGCAAGTGTAGGCTCAGTAAGTGGGAATATTCTTATATGGGATGAGGATTCTGGTGGTGAGTTTGTTGTAGAATCAATGTCTGGTGATGCAACAATGGATAAGTCTGGTGTGGTAACGGTAGCTAATGACTCTCATACCCATAGCACCTATCTCCCATTGACAGGGTTTCAATCTGCAGACTCGTTAGGTTGGAGTGGTGGATTTGGTATTCGGGACATTGATGGCAGTAATGAATATTTGCGGATGTACTGGGACGATGGCACTCATGAGTTGAGATTTTATAGTTTTGATGGTGGCGGCGCATATTCTGATGTCTCAATAGCATTACACCATCCTACCAATGGTTATACAACATTCAAAGGGTCAGATGTCACTAATTGGAATACGGCTTATACACATAGCCAATCTTCCCATGCTCCAAGTAACGCAAATTATATAACCAACAATAACCAATTAATCAATGGGGCGGGATATATAACGGCAATAGGTTCCCACGACCACGATTTTGGTGGAGTAAATCTATCCGATGTAGAGAGTGGTCAATCAAGCATGGATATATTGGTTTACGATGAAGGAAAGTGGACACCTTCGTCTTTAGCTGAAGCGGGATGTTCTGCAACTGGACATACTCATAGCACCTATCTCCCATTAATTGGTGGGACTGTTACAGGAGCATTGACTGTACAAGGTTCTACAACACTTGGAACAGGAGATGATACATTAACGATTAACATGAACCATAGTAATCCTGTTATATTCAATAATACCAATAATTCCGATTATGGTATTATAAGATTTTATAATGACGGCACTCATGTTTGTTATTTTGGCCCCGGTGGTGCAAGTCAGTCTTTCAGTTCAACAACTGCATCATATTCTGCAAATGGTTTTACTTGGAACATTGACACAGCTGGTCATATGATTATAGCCAATAGAGGTTCATCAAGGATGATTCGGTTGTGTACTGGGAATGAAGGAAATGATAATTTTGATACAATCAGAATAGAGAATAATGCAGTAAATCTTAGGGGGGCTACTACAATATCGGGTGGATTAACAGGCGGTGTTGTTTCATCCCATACTGGTGGGGATAGATTTCTTATTAAAACAACAGGGGCTATGAGTGGTGGTACTCTACTCGAAGGATGGAATAACCTTGTTGGGATTCAGTCAAATCATGCGGCTCACTCATTAGTAGTAAGCCATAATAATTCAGACCATTGGATGGCGGGATTTCATACAGACCGATATGGTATATTTATAAACAAAAAGAACACATCATATTCATCCACTCATTGTTTATACATAGCTGAAGATGATGTAGTAAAGCATAATTTCTTATTTGATGGTACTTATACTACTGCGGGGCAAATTAATTGGTCTGGTGGTAATTCTGCAAACGCTAATACAGCTTATACACATAGCCAAGCAAGTCATTTTTCAACAGATGCTGATAGCGAACAAACGATAGGTTCTCGATATAGGCGGTGGAATAGTGGTGCTTTCTATATTCTTAGCGACCCAAGACATGATGAGGAAAGTTATCAAACCGATTTGATAAATCTTCATATGTATGCAACTACATCCGCTGGTGCGGCATGGGGACAGATGGGACTTGCTCTCTACAATAATGGTACAGGCTATCAATATTTACACACAAGGGCAGGGGTAGCAAACCTTCATGTGAATAATAACCAAATTCTCCATGCGGGGAATTATACCTCATACTCTACTTCATGGGCAAATGTGGGTAGTGGAGCAAGGGAAAACTATACCCTAACTTTTAAAGCCCCATCAAATGGTTATGCTGGATTTGCATTTCACAATGAAGGGAATACTGGTGCTGGGTATTTTCTCGTGAGGTCAAGTACAGGCGGGAGTGGTGTTTATTCAAATAGCGGAATAACATTGGTTACTGACGCTGGATGGCTGACTTTAGCCAATAGACATGGTAGTTCTGGTGTTAGATTAATGACAAATGGTACTACGAGATTGCAAATTGAGGCAGATGGTTCAACTGCGTTTAATCAATCAATTACAACCACAGGCGATGTAACTGCATATTACTCAGATAGCAGATTAAAAGACTTTCACGGTGTCATCGAAAATCCATTAGACAAAGTAATGAAACTCAATGGGTATTACTTCACCGAAAATGCAAAGGCAAAAGAATTAGGTTTTGAAAATGACCGTATGCAAGTGGGTGTATCTGCACAGGAAATAGAAGAAGTTCTGCCCGAACTAATCAAAGATGCTCCTATTGGACACGGATATAAAACCATTGACTATGGCAAGATTACCCCACTTCTAATAGAAGCAATAAAAGAATTAAAAACTGAAATCAACCAACTTAAAGGAATAAACAATGGCTGATACATATGCAGTACAAGAAGCATCCGCAACTCCAGCGATAGCTACGAGTGATGATAAAGACAAACAAATATCTCGGAGTTTTACCGAGAGTAGAGAGGAAGTCTTTACTATTCGGATGTTGGAACAACAAATGGCAGACTGCGATAATCAAATCCAACACGCAACAGACCGCAAGGCTGAGTTGCAAGCTAAGATAGACGAAGCTGAGAAGGTGCTTGCTGAATAATGACAATGACTTCGTCATTATCGAATATTAGAATGTGGGATATGGCATATGAGGTACAAGAATATACTCCAGGAGCCGATGGTCACCAAGTCTCTCTTACCGAAATGGTAGAGAATGCGGAAGAGTTATACAATTCTGCACCATACATGACTTGGGCAACTCCTCATTCGTTTTCTGAATGGAGAAGTTTAGAGTATTGTCTATCGCTTGATACATTGGTAGATATGGCAGATGGAACCCAGAAGGCAATCGGTGATATTGTAGTGAGTGATGTAGTCCAATCTTTAGCTATTGAAGGTATGTCAGACGAGGGTAATTCATGGATAAAGTGGAGTGCAACTGAGTTTGAGTCAGAAAGTTCCACCGCAAGTGTGGTTGGGATGCGAACACGAGCAAGTGAAAATTATTATATTATTAATGGGATAAAGTGTACTCATAACCATCCATTTCTAATCCGCAGAGACAACCTATGGGGATGGGCGACTGCTAAAGACATACAGATTGATGATGAATTATACAATGGGGATATAATTACCCAAAAAGATTTCATAGAAGAACCCTTAGATGTGAAGACGATAGATGTTGAAACTAACGATGTCTATTTCATTTCTGGGATTTTAGTACATAACAAGTAACGAGGGAATAAAGATGAAAGTTGAACTGGGAAAAATAGTAGCAAGTAGTGAACCACTTGGCAAACTCATGCAAGAAAAGACACCAATAGCCACATCATTTCGATTGGCAAAGGTACTGAAATCAGTACAGGGTGAATTGGAAACATACGAGGAGACAAGAAAGAAGCTAATTGAAGAACTGGGGAAAGACGGAGAGATTAAACAGGACTCCCCGAACTTTGAAAAGTTCATAGAAGAAATGAATAAGCTACTCGCTGAGAAGGTTTCGATTAAGGCAGAAAAAATTAAATCAGAATCATTAAGTAAAGTGGAGATTAGTCCATCCGACTTACTGGCTCTGGAATGGATAATAGATGAATAATAAATACAATATGTTAATTTATGCGTAGGTTAATACCAAAATATATTTTTAATATCCATACCACAAATGGCTGACATTAATAAATATACGGCAAAAGAAGCCCTAAACAAGGTTATCTATAACAATGCCTCAATAAATACGTATGCCCTCTCTGAGGGGTTGAATACGGTACTTGATGATGCGAATGATAGGTTAAACATACGTCTTGAAGGTGGGACGGTAGATGGGAATTTAATAATCACAGGTGGGTTGACTGTCGAAGGTGCAACTACAGTAATTGAGAGTACGACACTAAGTATAGACGATAAAAATATCGACCTCGCCTCAACAGATACTCCCTCTGATGCGACAGCGGATGGTGGTGGGATTACATTAAAAGGTACTTCCGACAAGACAATCCTTTGGGACAATACAAACGATAACTGGACTTTTAACCAAGCAGTCAATATTGCAACTGGTCTTGATTACAAAATCAATAATGTATCCGTATTAAATGCGACTACACTTGGAAGTGGAGTAACTGCAAGTTCACTTACTTCAGTAGGTACTCTTACTGCACTAACTGGTGGCACAGGAGATTTTAACTGGGATAGTAATACTTTAGTAGTTGATTCTTCTGAATCACGGGT